AATTACTACACAGAAACCAATTACCACACAGAAACCAATTACTACACAGAAATCGACTACTACACAGAAATCGACTACTACACAGAAATCGAGTACTACAAAAATACCATTAGAAAATATAACATCTGCTGCTGAAGCAAAAACAAATGGATATTCCGTAACACGTCCATTTTATTATAATAGTGATATTTCAAAAATGCATGTATATGCGTATGATTCTACAAATAAAACAATCAATGATTATGTCAAGAATACATTCAATCAAAAAGCGGATGAACTTGTAAACTATATTCATTTATGGCGAAATTATTGGTCAATGAAAAATCCATATATCGTAAATAATCCTGCTGCTCAAAACCAAGTATTGAAAAATAACTTTATAAATTACAATAATATTATACTACCTTTTATAAATCAAATGAAATCATATAAATTACAATTTATTCCATCAAATTAATAAAGGTATACATATACGCTGATTTTACTATTTATATTGTTACACTTATAGTAGCGTAATAAGTTACCACTACCGATTTGAAACCAAATATGTAGTGCACTTGTATAATTGATATAATTTCGAAAATAAATTATATCATTACGCAGTCCATATAAAAAATGATACTTGTCTCATTTCGTATAGACTAGTCTCTGACAAAAATAATTTTAGGGACGCGGTATCCCCTAATATCTTTTTGATCGGCATAATCCCCATCCATAATTTAGTGTATATAATATACAAATTTCTCAATAGTATACAATAATAAATAACATGAAACTTTATCAAATAACTATTATTATAATTGCCATTTTAGTATTTGTAGGAACATTCATTCTATGTATCTCGCAATATTCCCCAACTCAACAAAAGTTTCCGCCATCTATGACAAATTGTCCAGATTATTGGACAATTAATCAGAATGGAACATGTAATATTGAACACAAAAACATAGGGACATTACAAAACCATCGTATTTATAAATATACCATTAATGGAGAAGAGATGCATAGTCATTTATCTAGTTTTTATGATAAAAATACTGATCAAGTTGTAAATGGAACAATTTTAACCGATAAAAATAGATCTCCCATTCTAGGATACTACAATTCAGATATTCCAGGAGGATATGATGAAAATAATCCACAGAATGCAGTTATTGATTTTAACAGCAATGAATGGTCAACAAATGGTTCCAAAATATGTGCAATCAAATCATGGGCAATGGAACATAATATACATTGGGATGGAATGATGAATTATGATACATGTTAATTTCAATACCGAATGGTCATACAATCCAACATAATATAAAATGATGAATCCATATAATTATTCAATTCATCATTCAAACATCTAATCATTTATATTTCGCATAAATTTGATCACTCTTGGAAGTTCTCCAAATGTAAAATCATTTTTTGCAATTCTATATTCTCTTTGAAACAATACTCCATCATCCATTTCCATCGTTTCATGTTCAATCATTCTCAAATTTTTTATTTCAGGAATGAGTTCGTCTTTATATATTTTCATGGTATCTTTTAAAATACTAATATTATCGGTTGATTTGAATTTTGACAATGAATTTTGTATACGCTCATTTATTTTGAAAATATCGGCATTTTTTACTTTTCGTTTTTCATTTCGAACGGTACTGAAATGTATATCCGTATAGGTGGTTTTCAGATCATTCAATAATATATTATTTTCATTGTATTTTTCAAATTCGGATTTAAACCGTTCCACCGATGTTTTTTCATCCACATAATTGAAAAGAGTATCTAGTTTTTGTCGGATTATATTCTCTTTATTTTTATTGACGGCTTGGTCATATACCGAAATTTCCTTCAAAATATTGTTAAAATGTCCGGCATAAATCAAAATATTCAAATTACATGGACTCACTTTATCTCCACAAATCGCGGTGAATTTACGCTCAGTATTTGCGAAAATAGTTCCAACAGGACGACTGCAATTAATACACTGAGGTCGCACTAATCTCACGTTTTTCATCGCCATTTTTTTATTGATTGCTTTATAATAAATTGCGCGTTTACTTTTATAAAGTTTGGTTTCATACGCATTTTTCAATTCAAAATATGTATTCAAACTTTCATCGTAATCAAATGATTCGACTTGTTCCCTTCTTTTTATCCCCATATCACTGCGTTTTTCAATTTCAACAGTCGTCGAATTGTCCATTATAAAATCTTGAAGGGTATCGGGAAATTGTTGGATAGAAACCAGAGGATTGTTGGAACAATGGAGAACCTTCAATTGTTTGATTCCTTCTAGAGAAATTCGTTTTAAAAAATTGGAATCGCAGTATAAATTTTCTAAAGAACTAGGTAGATTCTCCAATTCGGTAAAATGATTTTCGGAAATATGAAGTGTTTTCAAATTTTTTAAACCGGTAAAATCGGTCGTAGATTCACTCAATCCATTTCCGTTCAATTCCAATTCGACCAATGATTCCGGTAAATTGTCTAAATTCGTCAATAGATTATCATTACAGATCAATCTGACAAGACTATTGGGGATATTTTTAATACTTGTGATTCCTCCCTTTTTAAAAACAATCGCCGTTATTTTTTGGAAATTACATTCCTTCAAAATCGAAAAATCCAAATCTCCATTCAATGGATCTTTGAAAATAAGTTCATCTACATTCGGTAGAAGATGATCCAAAAAATCGAGTAAATCACGCTGGGCGGTATTGTTCTCTTCCAAAATATGTTGTTTTTGTTCTTGTATAAAATTCATAAATATATATTAGATATATACTATATTTATGATAAATCCGGCGAAGATGGATTAATGTGGAAGATCTAATACGGGCAACCCAGTAATAGATGCCTTACTTGCAATATTTTGTTGATGATTTTTATAATAACGAATTTTGGATAAAATATATTCTTGTTCCTTTATTTGTTTTTCTTTCTCTTCGGTAGGAGATCGTTTATTTCGATAACAGTAATATAATACTAAAACAGTTATTCCGATAAATAATATGAGAACCCCGAAATTCAACAAATATAGATAAATATTCACACGAGTTTCATGGCAATTTTGTAAAACATTCGACATATAATCCTTGGCACTATATTCAATTAATCTAGGAGCACTCATTCAATCCTAAAATATATAATATATTTATGAAAAACACATATATTATACACGAATTCATACTAAATAGATATCCAATAGATTATATTGTTGACCACAAAACCACAAAATATGAGAAGATGGCGAGTATTATTGCAACTAACCAAATTGGAATCACTGTTTTATTTCGGTATCCCAATCCAAATGGACGTAATTGCCCCTCCGAATTATAGGCAAATCCGGGTTTTACATGGTGAAAAATACCAAACAAAATCAAGAAAATGAAAATAGAAATCGTTAATTTATGAAATCGAATAAATTTTTGAGAAAAATACATAATTGTTCTCTACTATATTATGCATGTAAAAAAGTTTTAGTTATCTTCGCCAAAATCGTCATCCGACCCATCTTCGTCATAATATGCCCCATCCATGTAATTTTTCCCTAAACCACTAAAATCATTGGATTCATTCTCTCTCTCGATTTCATCCTCTTCATTTTCTCGATTTTGGATATCTTCTACATCATCCATTAATTCACTATTCTCGACTGCATCTTGTATATCTATAAACTGAGTTCCTTGTCGTTCTTGTTCTTGTTCTTCTATTTCCTGTCGTTCTCGATCACTTGTTTTTTTATCATATACAACTAATCCTTTTTGCATTCCCACATTCCAATTTTCCAATTTATGTTTCTTCTTTAATGTTTCTACGCTTCGTTCATCTTCATCCATTACTTTCAAACGATCGGTGATTCGTTTTTTCTCCAATTCTTTCTTTTCACGAATAACGGATTGGATATCAGAATATCGAATATCTATTATCGATTTATTTTCCTTAATAATATTCAAATATGCCATTAATAATTTGGCAACACGTTCTTGTAAATCTTGTTTGTTTCCTACATTAATTTGCATTTCCCGCATTACATCATTATTATCATCCATATTTTCATTGATTTCGGGAAGTTGTGTATCAAATTGTAGAGCGATATCTTCTGCCTCAATAATTTGTTCTATACGACTTTTCTTTTTTTCGTTAATATCGGATTGTAACATATTGTCATCCATCGATAACTCAATATATTCATTCATAACCATGAAAAAACAATAAACCAATATTAAATAATATGCACGTTTATCAAAAAGTAAAAAAGATTTTTTAATTGGATTATATACGGTTAAATTGGAAACAAATAACTGCAAATTCATCAATCGAATAGGAATATCTTTTAATATTTTTAATAAAACCGCATCTTGATTAAATTCTGTAAGACTACCAAAATAATGGGTGATATTATTATATAAATCGGCTTTATCAAAATCCGACAAATTCCAATAAGAATGAATTCGAATATTTTCAACGGCGTTCAATAATCGATTGGGGAAAATTTTTGTCATATCAAATACGGCATTTTTCATAAATTTACTAATTGTAAATAACGCATTATCATAATATTTGTTTTCAGGAGAATCAGTCGACTGACCCAATGTTTTATCCTTACATACGAAATTGAAATCATTGGATTCCTCGTCCATTTTCCACATATGGATTTTACACAAGAAATCTTCTAATTTATCATTGTCATTCTTATTTAATTTCGCATATTTCTTCAAAAATTTGGTTATTTTATTATATAAATCTTGATTGGCTTTTGCTAAATAATTTTTCAATTGATCAATATCTTTTATATTCGGTGAATTTGAATCCGGATTCGTCCATTGATTTGGAACAAATGAATTTAATACGTCTAACAACCGTTGGCGTAATGCATCTGGCATGATTTTAGAATCGTCTTTTTCAAACACATTCACTATATCTTTCAATACTTCTACCGGCAAATATTTCTGTTTTTGATTCGATTGGATAATATTTCGTTTATTGATTATTTGCATTAATTGATGAAGATTCTCAACCCCGAATTTATGTCCATTACGTTTCAAGAACTCGATTTTATATATCAATGATTTATTGGATTCATACCCCTGAGGAATTTCTTTAAAAAATCCATGAAATACTTCATGTATTGGTAAATCCTTATCTAATTTGCAATAATGAATGAATGCCAAATAAACATTTTCAACCAAACGATTTTGATAAGATCCATCAATCTCTCCGCCCACATTTCCTGTTAAAAATCCATTGATGATACTTGGCACTTTCAAATAAGTGGAAAAAGGATGAAACAGAATTTGTGCTTTTGCAAACCGATTTGCCTTTTTCACAATTTTAGAAAGAGCAGATACAGTTAATACATATCGTCGAATTGATTCATTTTCATCTTCGAAATATTGAATCGGAGATAAATGCGATTTTCCCGATTCATTGCAACAAGTATTTTGTAAAAAGGGTTTATTACTGCGTGTTTTTAATCCTAATTCTTTTGTTTCAACAATCTTTTGTACTGCCTCAATAATTGCAGTAGAATAATAATAGATTTTACTCTTAAATACAAGAATATTTTTGTTTTGATCCTTATTTCCTTTACGCATTAATTCCATAAAATCATTTTCAAAGGCAGATGATACATTTTGCAGCGATTTAATCACATTGGTTTCAAATAATGGCGGATGAAATTGTTGCCATTTTTCAATACTATGTACGTCCCCCATTGGATCTGGATTGAGATTCAAATAATTACGTTTTTGTAGATATAAATTATCTATTTCCGTATTTTTCAATATAACCGATTCCATGAGATAACGCAATTGTTCGGATAACATTTGAGAACCCATTTTATCAATCGAATTCCAAGGTTCATATGTTGTTTTTAATTGATCGATGACACATGCAATATATTTAATTCCCGATTGATCATCCATTCCAGAAAGTGGAAATCCACTAAATGAACGTACGCATCCTGGATTCGTTTTGGTAGTTTTGAAGGATGGTTGCATAGTTTGAATGGTGACAAGAATAACACTTGCAACAATTAGAATTGCGGTTCGATTTCGTTTTTTTAGATAAGGAAGGACTTTTTTCCCCGTTTTTTGTTCAACCTTTTCCGCATATTTATTATATTCAATTTCACTCTTTATATTTTCATTGAAAATCTGCAACGAAATACGCAAGGCCAATTCTTCAATTTCTGTAGGAGGAATACCGATATTTTTAGTAATTGCTTTAAATATAACATAAATTTCTTCGGATTCGGTGGTTTCAAATACTCGATCTTTTTTATTTAGATTTTCGAGAACTTGTTGTCCAATATCTTGTTGAATGACCGAATTAGTGATTATACGAAATCCCGCTTCATCAAACCCTTCTTCATTGGCAAAATCAATCTTTCGAATGACAAATCCACTATGTTTATCAACAATCGAATCTCCATCATCACTTAATAATCCATGAGTTGCGCATATTTCATTTAATTTTTGTTGGTATGTATTCTCGTTAGTATCATATTCATTCATCGCAAAATCATTGGAATTTCCTCGAATAATATATGTATATGCCAATGTATATAAAAATCCAGGCAATAATTTCGTATTTGTTTTTAAACAGTATTTCCAATTTGGATCGTCCTTTTTATCCAATATCATAGGTTCTCTACAATATTTTTCATAAAAGGATACAATATCTGCTTGTTTTTTATCAAAATCGTCTTGTCCCAAAATCAAATCACGCAATTTCAAATAAGGCGATTGAACTAGATCTGCAATATCTGCCACTTGATTTCCCAATGCATATGTTAAATTATTTTGTTTTTGATTTTGAATTTCCTTTAAATTGGTTAGTCGAAAAATATGTTTAATATGGTAAATAATCGTTTTTTCCAATGTTTTTTTCATTTCCTCGGCAGATATTTCATACCGACGATCAAACTCTTTCATGGTTTTATTACGGCTGATTTCCATCATACGATTTTTCGTATCTACAACAGATTCACATCCATTATCTAGATTCGAAATTGTTTTATTATAACATTTTGTAGATAAATTACACAATAAATCACTCGAATCGATAAATGATTCTTCTCCGACCTCTTTATCTTCGATCCAATCATTTTTCAAACGTTTGTAATAATATATTTTCGCCTTTATATTTCCCTCTTCTTCGACTTCTTCGCGTTCCATATCGCTTAGTTTGGATTCATCGAATTCTTTACGAAGTTTCGGTTTAATTTCGAGGATTGCATATTCGCCCTCTTTGATCCGTTTTTTTCTTGCAATCAAAATGGTCGCCAATTCTTTTGCCGAATTTTTAGGACAATCGTGTTTTTGGATCAGATTTTCAACTAAAAAGGACGAGAACTTTTCGGGGATCATCTTTTTTTCGGCATCTTCATATTTATCAATAATCGAATACGGAGTTTTATCAAATTCTTTATCATAAAACACATCATCTCTACGTTTGTCTTTTTGCATTTGATCGACACTTGTATATCTTTTTGTAATAATACGTTTTACACAATCGTCTGCCTTGATTTTCTCATTATCGCCCATATCTTCAATAGGAGACAAAGAATCCATTAAATTATTTGGTGTCATTAACGACGACATCATAGTTGCCATTAATTTTGTGAGTAAAACACCTTGATCAATTGTTATAATTTTCTCTAATATTTCATGAGATGTCATTTTTTTCTCCAAGATTTCCTTTCCTGGAAATCTATATCCGGTTAAAAACAAGTTCATGATATCATTATTTTGTGAAAGTATTTGTAATAAAACGAGAACATATTGAGATTCATCATATCGCGCATTTTTCAATTTGGAGAAATCGATTCTACGAGTTTCTGTATTATTTTTAAATTCCGCTATTTTCTCTTTCAAAAAGAAACGTATTTCCAAATATTGTTTATATGAAACATCTTTCGAATAAATCATGAAAGGTTCTAATTGTTGGACTACATCGAAAAATGACAATTTATTATTACTGTATTTTTGAACTAATCGAATGATGGTTCTCGTTTTCGGAATAACAACATTCAAAAAATTATCGAATTTTTCATTTTGATCATCGATGGATATTGTATCCGACAGAACAAATTCGCGGATAACCGATAAAAAATCCTGTTTTGTTTTTTCTTCTAGTTTTTCATAATCAATATCATGGGTTAGATCATCGATTATTTCCGAGAATACATTTGTTTTTGTTCTTAGAGAACGAAATAACATTAAATAATTTTGATGAAGACGGGTTTTGTCGATAAGACTCGTTCCAGGAAGATGGATTTTCGAGAATTGAATGGCGGGTTTTGGTAAAGTAATCAGCGATTTTATGGTCATTTTATCGGATGGAATAAGTGTTACTTTGTTGTTTGTTTTTTTATCTAATACGACTCGATCAATTCCCAGATTGTATTTCTGTATGACAAATCGGCGTTTTATTAAATCCGCTTTTTTTTGCAAGTTTCCATATACGATACTATAAAAATCATCTATGTTCTCGATAATTGCCTCAATATCTGTATTTACTCTCTTGGAAATTAAAAAATCGGTATTTGCATTTTTGGGATTTTCATAGGGAGTCATGAAATAATTCATTTGTTGATGCATATTTGAATATTTATTTTCATCGACTTTTGATTTATTTTTATAATATGTATTATTTTTAATATTTTCTTCCATTTGCAAGTTCTCGAACAATTTTTCATTTGTAATATCATCAGATATATTGCATACTCCATCATCATCCCCATCCGTATTATCACAAAAATCATATATTTTCTTTTTCAACGATACTACAGGTATTAACCATGATAATTTTGTATCCAGATTTTTAATATGATCGACCAATGGTTTGTATGTAGTCGGATTGTTTTGAATTAATGTGCGAACATTACCATTATCATCGAAAACCGAGAACACATCTCTTAGTTCTCGAAATCGTTCAACTAATGTAGTTACTTTTTTAATGACAATATTACTACGTTGTGCATTGGGTATCGTAGATAAAAGTTCATCCATAAAACTAGTTATTTGGGCGTCAATGCTATATCGCTTTTGGCTTTCAGGAATTTCAATGATTTCATTGACTTCATCTAAATATTCTCCAAATATAATTCCTTTTTCAGCAACATATAACGTTTGAAGTGCATCTTTAATATTTTCATCGGCAACTGCATCTTCCGGCATAGTAATTACATATTCACCATCGTCGAAATATTCAATCACATTTGGTGATTGTTCGCCGATTTCTTGTCCAATTTCACTACTTGCAATATCTTCGCGTATTTGAGACAACGATTCTTTATTTTTCAGACCAAGAGGTTTTTCGCGAATAACGATTTTATCAATGGGGATATCTTCTGGTATCCCTTTGTATCCGAAATCGATATATACGATTTTCAAATCAGGATATGTTGTAATTTCAATCATATCTTCTTCTAAATTTGTAATTTCTCCGGTAATCGTAATTGGAATTTCTCCTCCAAAATAAACATCGATCCATGTTTTTGATAAATAATTGTTTTGTCTTGCATATCCTTCCACATCACTTCGACTTAGTAAATTAATGGCAGTGATTGATTCATCTGTTAATCCACCAGATCCATTGAAATTCAATTGAATAAAATCTGTAGTACTGACATTTATTAATTTCATTTTATCTTCATCGATGTATGATATAAAAAAAGTATTTTCATGAATATTAAAATTACTGGGCGCGACAATTTCAATAATATCTCCTAATTCTAATTCTAAAGAAATCCCGGTATTCGATTGATTGGATTCGGTTTCTGATTCAGAATCTGTATCACTATTATCTATTTGTTCTTGTTCATTTATATCATCCGTGTCTTGTGTAGATTGAGACATATATATTATAATATAATATATACATATATGTTTCTACATTTCTAAATGGAATTTTTCCGATATCATAAAAAACAATTATAGTTGTTCTCGAAAACGTTGTATACATTTTCGGCGAGTTTCCATTTTTTTCTCATCTGCTTTTGTAAGTTTTTTATGTTGTATTTTTTGTGTTACCGCCCTTTCCTTTATAATCTTTTCTTTGGGTATCTTTTCCTTTACAATCTTTTCCTTTACAATCTTTTCCTTTACAATCTTTTCTTTGGGTATCTTTTCTTTTGCAACTTTATCTTTTTGCACAGGTGCTACTACAGGTGCTACTACAGGTGATACTACAGGTGCTACTACAGATACTACTACAGGTGATACTACAGGTGCTACTACAGGTGATACTACAGGTACTACTACTTTACTCGATTTCGTTTTATCGTTTGTCGGAACACAATCCCCCTTCTTATTTTTACGTGTTCCCTTTGGACATTTCGTATTCTTAAGTTTTATAGAAGGAGAAATCTCTTTTACAGGAATAATCTCAGAACTTTCATCAGTCTTCTTAGGAGTGGATGGAATACCCCAGAAAAGTTTTTCAAAATATGAAATCATAAATTCTTTATTGAGAACACTCCTCGCAAAATCATTCCCTTTCTTGGCAATTACAGAACATTCGCGATCATGGGTTTTACACCATTCAATCTGTTGCAATAAATCCGATAAATCCGGTTTAACCGGGATATAATGTTTATTCGGTTTGATTAAATGATCGACCCATGATTTATATTCACTTTCTACACGTAAAATAAGAGAACCTGTCGCCATCGTAGTTAATAATCGATATGCATTTACATTTCCATCCACATGAATAATATATTTATGATTGCTTTGTTCAGCCATTGAAACATAATTCGCAGGTTTAATTCCTGTATTCAACATCCCCAATCCATATTTTGGATCAAAACGTATCGATTTAGAATCAATTGTCGCACCAGTTCCAGTAATTCCAACATCCAAATCCGGAGATTTCATGGTAGCCAAACGTAATCGCATATTTGTTTCGGTTGTATATCCACAACCAGACGGCCCTCCTCTGAAAATAGCAGTTGAACTTGTTTTTGCAGACCATTCTTTCGTATCGATCAATTTTGTTTGTCCTAAAGAAATAAATAAATCATCGTAATTGGGAATTGGAATATCGGCATATCCTTTCTGAGATGACATACTCAAAATAGGTATATGCGAATCAAAATTAAATTCTTTTAATGGTTTATCTCCAGTAACCATTGTAAAAGGTTCTCGACCATTATTACGTAAAATAATTGCATCTGTTAGATTCAATATAAATACCCCATTTGGTAATTTCGTATCTTTCAACAGATCCATGTATTCATTTTTGTTGGTGGGTTCAGTTTTATTTGAGAACTCTTTTACAACACATTGCATAATACGTACTGGTTTATTCATAATCAAATTTAATATAAACTGTTTTTGTTCTGTAGTTATTTTTGGATTTATTCTCACTTTTGGAATGGAATCTTCAATTACTTTTTGAAATGTGGACGAAGTAGTTGTACTTTCGAGTTTATAAATAACAGGAATATTGTTGGTAACACATAACATATAGCATGGATGATGTAATTTATTAAATATATACTTTAATGTATTTTCCAGAGCCTCAGTTGTTATTTTCCATTTGGGATTATTGATTTCACGCGGAGGAAGTATTTGTGAATTTGGGGAATACCCTTCACTATTTTGATTGAGATTATCGATACATACTTTTCCTATATTATATGCATTTGTATATGTATTAATAATTTCCATATACATAATTTAGATATATTTTTTCATAAAATCAGATAAATATACATATTCGAAATAAATAAATGATATAAAGGATATCTGTGTATTATATTCATAACCCACATCTTTTAATTATATCATGTCAAATGATTACAAACCAATATATTTAGATTACGATATTGATTTAATCACTTACAATAGTGATAAAATTAAACTGAAAACATATACATTTAGAAATACAGAGTATAAAATCCTAAATTATGATTCCCAAGTGGTATGTGATAATGATAAAACAAATGGATTATATCGTTCAATTATATGCAGTCCCGAAAATGAAATTCTTTGTTTTTCTCCGCCCAAATCCATTACATTAGATTCTTTTAAAGAAAAATGTCCAAATTTGAATGATAATATATTAATCAATGAAATCATTGAAGGAACCATGATCAATCTATTTTACGATCATCGCAATCAATCCTGGGAGATTTCTTCGAAAAGTGCAATCGGTGGAAATTATTGGTTTTTCAGAAACCAGTATTCTGTGGATGAAATCGAAAAAACGAAAAAACAATTGACATTTCGCGAAATGTTTTTGGATGCGTTCCGTGCAAATACCGATGATATTAATAAACTCCCATTTTTAGAATATTTTCCCAAAGATTACTGCTATAATTTCGTGTTACAACATCCCGAAAATCACATTGTATTAAACATAAATTCTCCAACAGTATATTTAGTTTCAGTGTACCATTTACGACAAAATCATATCGTATACATTTCCCCCATTGTATTTGAAGAATGGGACTGTTTTCTGAATATCCGAGGAATGTTGGATTTCCCTCGTCAATTTACAGAAAAGAATTATACCGAATTACATAAAAAATATTGTTCCATAAATTCACGATATGATTTTGTAGGATGTATGTTGACCAATCTTGCCACTGGCGAAAGAACCTCTATTGAAAATCCAACATATATGGAAGTAAGAGAATTGCGTGGAAATAATCCGAATTTACAATATCAATATTTATGTTTGAGACATATCGGAAAAGTCAAGGATTTTTTGGGTTATTTTCCGCAATATAAAACGGTTTTCAGTAAATTCTATAAACAATATAACGATTTTGTCACAAATATCCACCAATCCTACATTCAATATTATATCCAAAAAAATTCGGAGAAAATATCCAAGAAATATTTTCCACATATATACAAACTACATCACGAATTCTATTTACCATTACTAAAAACTGATAACAAATTAATCATACGTCGTGCAATTGTTTTAAAATATGTGGATACACTTTCTCCCATCGAATTAATCTACTATTTAAATTACAATAAACGAGAAAATCTACAACAAAACATAGTTCAAGAACCTGAAGTGAGCGTTGATTTATAATTAAAATAGATAAAACTGTATCGGCTGCATATTACAATTATATAATTATATTATTATATATACTATATAGTATATATACTAAAAAAATGGATTTTAAAAAAAAAAATATGGATTTAGAAATCCAACAAATTTTAAATGAGAACATATTGGGAGATCTTAAAAAATTCATATCCAAACGTAGTTGTTTGAATGATGCCAATATTATATTGATTTATATGTTTCATCTAATTCAATCTGCCGGAATATTAACAACTACGATTGCAGCCGGATATAATATAAAGGAATTAATTTGGGTGGGAGTCGGATTAAATATAACCGCATCATTGATTAATATCTATGAAAAAACAAATTCGTCGATTTCCAAAAAGATTTTGAAAGATATTATTTCCATTAAAAATGGATCATATGTAGATGAAGGAATGATGATTGAAGGCGATGATAAATTTTCATCATCGGACGAAACTAAAAAATCGGAGAAGAAAAGTGTACCCGCTTCGACTCCAATAGACAGTGTATACAATCAGACAGATCATATTTTATTATAAACAATTTAAAGTTTTTCACAATAATATTTCAATGAATATTTCCGTGTATTTACCATTCGTATTATTCATATCTTTTACAAAGGGATTAATATTTAAAAACAAAATATTATTATGCAAAGAATGCGTGCATTTTTTACCATATCCAATGTTAGATATCGATATAATGGATGAATATAAATATGCTTTAGGTAAATGCAAATTATTTAAATTGCAAAATAATGTATCCGATACCGCACATGCATTTCTCTGTAGAAACAACAATCAAAAATGCGGAAAAGAAGGACATTTATTTGAACAGAAACAGTAATAAAGTATACAATCCTGTTATATACCAGTGAAGATTTAAAAATAACTTGTGAATAAAATTATATACAATAATATCCGAATAATATATATATTATTGTAATGTCAACTCCGATAAAAATAAAGCCTACAAAACCAAAAGAGCAAAAACCTACAAAAATAAAGCCTATCAAAATAAAGGAAGATAAACCAATAAAAATCAAACCAATAAAAATCAAACCAATAAAAATCAAAACATTGAAAATCAAAGAACCGAAATTAAATAAAAAAAAAACATTGAAAATAAGAGAACATAAAGATAAAACAGAAGAAAATAGTAAAACAAAAGAAATGATTGACATTATTTCCAATTTCAAAAAGAACGGTATTTCCGTCATCGAATCCTTATCCGAACAACAATTGACCGATATTATTAAATATTCCAACGATCAATACTACAATACAAACCAATCTGTATTAACCGACAATGAATATGATATTATTCGAGAATATACCGAACAAAAATATCCCAAAAATACAGTCATCAAAAATATAGGCGCCCCAGTTGAACGTAATAAAGTGAATCTACCCTATGAAATGCCATCGATGGATAAAATCAAACCCGATTCAAATGCATTATCCAGTTGGAAGATGACCTACAAAGGAAATTACGTAATATCGTGTAAATTAGATGGAGTCAGTGGATTATATGTGGTCGAAAATGATATTCCCAAATTATATACACGCGGAGATGGAAAAGTGGGTCAAGATATTAGTCATTTATTGCCTATTTTAAAATTACCCCTACATAATGGATATGCCATTCGCGGGGAATTTATTATACCTAAAAAATTATTTGAAGATAAATACAAATCGACATTTTCAAATCCGCGAAATCTGGTTTCTGGAATTATTAATTCGAAAAAAACAGATGCAAAAACACAAGATCTTCATTTTGTCACATATGAAGTCATTCATCCCGCCATTAAACCGAGTGAACAAATAAGTAAATTAATTGAATTAAAACATGAAGTGGTGAAAAATGATATCGAATTGTCTATATCCAATGAATCATTATCCGAAAAATTATTAGATTGGAGAACAAATTATGATTATGAAATTGACGGAATTATTGTAACAGATAATAATATTTATCCCCGAATATCCGGAAATCCAGATCATTCGTTTGCATTTAAAATGATTATTTCGGACCAAATCGCAGAATGTAAAGTAGTGGATGTTATTTGGAGTCCAAGTAAAAATGGGTATTTAAAACCACGTGTTCGCATTGAACCTGTTTCATTAGGCGGAGTAAATATAGAATATGCCACTGGATTTAATGGAAAATTCATTGAAGACAATAAAATCGGAATTGGGGCAATCATACAAATTATTCGAAGTGGCGATGTGATTCCATATATTAAATCTGTTACTATTCCCGCAGAACATACCAAAATGCCTAATGTTCCATATGTGTGGACAGACACACATGTTGATATTATATTGGAAAATTTCAGTGATGATATTACCGTGAGAGAGAAAAATGCAACGGGTTTTTTTGTAGAATTGGGGGTTGCGGGTTTATCCAGTGGAAATATAAAGAGATTATTCAAGTCGGGGTTTGATTCGATTTCTAAAATAATAAATATGAAAAAAACGGATTGGGAGAACATTGACGGATTTAAAGAAAAAATGAGCGAAAAAATACATACAAGTATTAAAGAGAAAATATCGAATGCTACATTATTAAATATTATGGTGGCATCGAATAAATTAGGGAAGGGATTAGGAGAACGTAAAATAAAACCTATGATTGAATCTTTTCCCACTATTTTATCTTCTTGTGAAAACAATGAAACCAAAATAAAAATGCTTCAAACAATAAAAGGGATCGGAAAAGAAAATGCAACAGAATTCGTTGAAAATATTCCCATGTTTTTATTGTTTATCAAAGAATGCGGATTGGAAGATAAATTGAATAATGTTTTATCGACACCAAGTAAAGAACAAGAATCCATACAATATAATATCGAACATCCGTTATATAAAAAGAAAATAGTCATGACCAAAATAAGAGACGATGAAATTATTCAGAATTTGAAAAAATATGGCGCGATTCTTGAAGATTCAATGAAAAAGGATATTTTCGTATTAATTGTAAAATCAAAAGAAGATACATCGAATAAAACCGAATTTGCCAAAAAAAATAATATACAAATAATGACTGTTCCAGAATTCAAACAGGCATATTTATTGTAAGTTATTATTTATTATGAATCATTTTATTCACTTTTTCCCGTATTTTCTTCAAATCAAACTCATGAGGTAATACACCATTTTTAAAAAAAGTTTGTTGAAACTTTTTCTTGTATAACTGATCATCATTGTCTAATTGAATTATTTGTTGGATTAATTCCTTCATATCTTTTTCGGTATAATTCGGTTTCAGATATAAGATAGAATCCATATTTACATATTTGGATAGATGTGGATCTCCCCAATAAATAGGAATAGTTCCCGAATAATATGCATTCAATAGTTTTTCTGTTAAATAATACGAATGACTTTCATTTTCAAAACAAATCATAAATTTATAATTAGAAATAAAATCAAAATATTCAGGAGAAGAATGTCCTCCCGGACAATTTATTCCATCCATATTATTCAAATGAGTACCACATGAATCTACTCTTTTATATTTCGATAATTTTTCAAAAAATATATTTCTTGCTTTACACATCGGATTTCCTACAGAAAAAAGACAAAACTTATTGTGTTTATTATAGGTATATATTCGTTTGGTCAAAAGCGTTTGAATATTATAATGGTTTGCATAATGATTATACCACATTGAAAATGCTCCATATGGAAAAATAATATTATTGGGTATAGTCAAATCATCTGTTGGAATAAAATTTATATCAAATAATGAAGGATCATTGTAATAACTTTCTCCGGTATATTGAACATATAATACATTTGATTTTTTATCAGTCGGAACTGATCCAAATACACTATATACTTGTATTTCATCATATTTATTTTCAATATCTCTGAAAATATCTTCAAATATAGTTTTACCGATATCATCTTTTCCCCACCATGCATGCAAATTGATCATATGTTCAATGACAAAATATGAATAATATATATAATATATTATCGAAGATGCTACAAATATATACATAAATAATCGAATAATATATTTTATATTTATTTGGGACATGTATAGTATAATATAATATTTTATTGAATAATAATATATTATATCCAGGTCTGCATATAATCATAATAAATAATTATGTATTTTCATAAAATTACACGCCGCTTTTATCAATTGTAAACACAATATCATCATATCGATGTTTGTTTGGGCGTAAATCATATACTTTAATAAATGGTTTCAATTCTTCAGATACTTCATTTCTAAGAATTTCAATCCAATCCCACGACTGAACATCTTCAATAATTAATATTCCATCTTCTGTCATTATTTGTGAATATAATTTTATAAATTGTTTCATACTTTCTAAAGTATGTGGCCCATCATCTAACATGAAATCGCATTTTATATTTTTATTCAGAAAATTACTTGTAAAAATATCTACATCATATGCATCAGTTGATGTATATAAATGTATTCTGTCTTTATTCTTAATATCATTCCATACATTATCCAGATGTATAATATCTAATCCATATACAGTTGCATTTGTAAAAAAATCATTCCATAATTTTATACTTCCTCCATTATATATACCAACTTCCAATACATTTTTTGCAGTTTCCTTTTTGTTAATCAATAATTTTTGATATAAATCTAAATAAGAGTGGACTGTATTTTTGTCCGTTTTTGAATTATCAACTAATTGAACTAAACTCATTATAATATATTTATACAAAAATAATAATGATATTTGAACGAGAACATAATTATCTATCTGAAAAATTGCCTACAAAAGTCTTGTTCATATTCCATATGATGCGATTTCCAGTTATAATACATATGAATTGCAAACCCGTTTTTAACAAATAAATGATTCATTCCATTATTCCATGCATATTTATTCAATGGTACTTCATCAAATCCATCTACAAATAATGAACTATCAGATAAAATGGTTTTATATATATTTGTTTTAATACAAAAAATACTATCACATAAATATGGAGAATTGTCATCATCGATAATACTTAATTCATTATTTTGCAGAAATCTCTCTTTATTTTGAATAATATATGTATTTAAAAACTGCAAGGATTCTTCATTTATTCGGATAGGATGTATTCCTTTATAATGATGATTCATTCCATTGACATCTTGAAAAAATTCGGTTTTATTCCATTTATTCGATCCAGATGTATTTTTATTTAAAAAATCATAAATCGCTCCATCTCGATTATAAAAATGGGTTTTCAAAAATAAATGGTCGATTTGGTTTTGCGCGTCTTCATCTAAAAATTGATCTTTAAAATATTCTATTCCAGGTATTCCAGATGTTAATACAGGACCGATTGTTAAATGTTTTCCATTCTCTAATAAATGTACATTATCAATGATATAGTCTAATGATTGAGCCTTAAGAAAAATATCATTATCACATTTCATCATATATGGAAAATCATGTTGTTCGGCGTAACTACATGCGGCATTCACTTTTTCCATATAATTATTATCATATACAACATTTACTATATCATATAAAATATCGCATTTGTTCAAATGTTCCACATAAAAATGGGAATCATTTGAATGAGTAAGAATCAATAGTTTCCATTTATCTTTTTTGATAGATTTATCAATCATTTCAATAAAATGCGGAAACGTATAATGTCTTCGATCATCTGTTAAATAAAATAATAAGAGTTCCATTATATATCATATAATAATGATTGTATTTAAATAGATATATAATCATTATTATAAATACTGTAATATTATGAGTAAAAATACAATAATAATTCATGCAGCGATATTAGATAAATGCAAGGAAAGAGTATTGCAATATTTAGATATTATTTCAAATAGTCATTTAATGGATAACGTTGATTCTATTTTTATTTGTTTTATAGGAAATCACGAAATCCCCATAAATGAAAATGATATTTCACCATTCAATTACAACAATAATATAAAAATCATTAAATTATCAAATAATTTGTTGGATTACGAATTACCTACCTTACAATTTTTATATAAGTTTTGTACAGATAATCCGATGCATAATGTATTATATTTACATACAAAAAATGTTGGAAAAAACATTAATTTATGTATTGAAGACCAGATAAAATACATGTTACATTTTCTCATAACGAAATGGGAAAATTGTGCAACCAAATTATTAGAATATGATACATGTGGAGTCGATTTAAGAGATGAACCGACGTTACATTATTCTGGTAATTTTTGGTGGTCAACTGCAACAAATATTATTTCCTTGCCATCACCCGTAGAATTTAATGATTTAAATAAATATCCGAATCCTTTACAATCAATAAGACATAATCAAGAATTTTGGATTTGTTATAATAAAAATAAAAAACATTTTGCACTATGGGATTGTGGCATTAATGTATATGAAAGACATTTAAATATATATCCAATAGAATTATACGTCAAATAAGTATTATTGTTATAATTATATAAAAGATATAATTTATTAATATATAATTATACATACTATGTTAGATGAAATATTAGAAACAATAACAACTAATAAAATTGGTGTTGAGATTGGAGGTCCTTCTGAAACTGGTTGGGTTATTTATAAACAGTCATATAATATGGATAATGTAATTTTTTCGAATAATACTATTTGGAGTAGTCATACAGAAGAATATAATTATTATCCAGGAAAAAAAGGAAAAGTTATAATAAATGATGCTGTAAATATTACAAATATTCAAAATGAAACGTATGATTTTTGTTTTGCATCACACTGTTTAGAACATATTGCAAATCCATTAAAAGCAATCAATGAGTGGTTACGAATCATAAAAAATAATGGATATATTATTATAATAGTCCCCGAAAAATCTCAATGTTTTGATCATAAACGAAATATTTCCAGTTTTTCCAGTTTATTATCTCAATATGAAAAAAATGTAAATGAAGAAGATCTATCAACTCTTCCTGAAATTCTACAAAATCATGATTTATCAATGGACTTTGCTGCTGGAAATTTAGAACAATTTACAAAACGATCTTTAAATAACTTTGAGAATAGATGTCTTCATCATTATGTATATAGTCCTGATTTGTTGAATGAAATTTGTAAATATTGTAATTGTGAATTCGTTTATACAATTACTAATGGTTTAAATATTTGGTTTATCATGAAAAAAATATGAATATAATTAATTTATTACACGTAATAAATTATTTAAATAATATACTCCATATTCTATATTATGCTCCGACTCTTTCTATTATTCTCTTGTTTAACTAAATTATTTTTAGCGGATACCGAATGTCCAATAGTTACTACAATTAATGATAGAAGACAAAATAAAAATGCACTACGACTTATTCAATATAATGTAGAATGGTTGTTTATTGATTATTATAGTGAAATGAACTGCCCCGGAGACGGGTGTACTTGGAAAAATCAATCGGAAGCAGAAACTCATATGAATTATGTCGCAAAAATAGTCAATGAATTAAATCCAGATATAATCAATTTTTGCGAAGTAGAAGGGTGTGATGAACTCCAATTATTAAATGCCAAATTAGATACTACTTATGGGTATTATGTTCCCTACTTAAAAAAAGGAACAGATACTGGAACTGGACAAAATGTGGGTATGATAACTCGCATTGATCCTATCAAAAGTTTATACAGAAGTGAATTGAAATACAATTATCCAATTCACGGTTCTAAATGTGGATATACTGGATCGGGTGGATCATCCGGAGTTAGTAAACATTTTATTACAGAATTTACATTAAATCATTTGAATATTGCATTTATTTCTGCACATTTATTGGCGATTCCAACAGATCCAGCCAGATGTTCTCAGAGAGAAGCACAGGCATCTGTATTACAATCCGTTATTTTTAATTATATTGATGCCGGATATGAAGTAATTATGATTGGCGATTTTAATGATTATGATGCTGAAATATTAGATATGAATAATAATCGACCAATATCATATGTGTTGGACATTTTAAAAGGATTATATGGCGATTATACAGGTAAATATAGTCTTTATAATATTGCAGAAACAATCGCCCAAAATGAACGATATAGTGATTGGTGGGATTCTGATAATAATTGCAGTACAAGTTCAAAACAGGATTATTCGATGATTGATCATATATTAGTAACGGAAACAATTCGTACAAACATCATTGATGCATTTATTTATCATGGATATGATGAATTTTGTGGAAAATACAATTCGGATCATTATCCATTGGTATTAGATTTATTACTGTAGTTATATCTTGGTTTCATACATACAAAGAATAATAGGACAAAATAATAAAAATATACAAATAATATAAAAATAATATAATAAAACAACGAATAATAATATTATAATCTACTATGAATATTATTATTCCGATTGGGGGGAAAGGCGAACGATTTTCAAATTGCGGATATAAAGAACCCAAACCGTTAATTCATATTCTCGGAAAACCAATGATATACTATCTATTTGATAATTTAAATTTAACACCAGAAGATAAAGTGTTTATTATTTATTACAATATTGACGATGATATATTCAACCAAATAATAAATGAAAAGTATCCGTTTATTCATTTAATTAAAATTCAGTTTCAAACAAAGGGTGCGGCAGAAACATTATATGAAGGTCTTACAAAAATAAGAGAACTCACAAATCTCCGAAAAATAATGGTATTTGATTGCGATACATTTTATACAGAAGATGTGATTACGCTTTACAGAAATATTACAGAGAATGCCGTATTTTATGTTATAAATAAAGATACAAATCCAATATATTCATATATTCAGATGCAGGAAGATACAAATACAATAACCAATATTGTAGAAAAGGTGAAAATAAGCGATTATGCAAATACCGGAATCTACTGTTTCAATAATATCGACGATTTATTTAATTATTCTAAATTTGTAGTTGAAAATAATATTGTATATAAAAATGAGTGTTATACTTCTTGTATCATTGACCAAATGATAAAAGATGAAAATGCGTTTATCGGCGCGGAATTAAACAGTGAATATGTGTTTAATCTTGGAACACCCGAGCAATTACAACAATATATTGAGAACACATTTGTTTTTTTATTTGATTTGGACGGAACAATTGTATTATCCGAACACGTATATTTTAATATTTGGAAAGAAATATTACATGAATATGATATTTTATTGACAGAGGATATTTTCAAAAATGTTATATCTGGAAATAATGATGAAACGGTTGTACAAAGTATACTATTTAATAAAAATGTTTCAACTGAACAAATCTCACAAAAAAAAGACAATTTATTTATTAAAAATATAAATCAAATAAAAGTCATCGATGGCATTGAAGAAACCCTACAAAATATAAAACAATTGGGACATAAATTGGCGATAGTCACTAATTGCAACCGTACAGTTTCCGAAAACATATTATCCTTTACCCAATTATCGCAATATTTCGAATTTATTATTGTAGGAAATGAATGTAATAAACCAAAACCATTTCCAGATCCATATAATAATGCAATAAATCGATTCAATAGTACCAATCTAAAAACAATTATTTTTGAAGATTCGAAAACAGGATTATTAAGTGCAAATGGAAGTTCTCCCAAATGTATTGTTGGAATTGAAACAAATTACTCAAAGAAAGAATTATTGAAATATTACGCAAATATTACTATACCCAATTTCAGAGATTTTGATATTCATACATTGATTCAATTTAAGAATGACGATGAAAATATATTAAAAAATCATATCATTTCATCTCTTTCGTTTCCAATAAAATATATTCATATAAATAATACAAAATTAAAAGGAGGATTTATTTCAGATGTTATAGATGTTAAAATAATAAAAGACACACAACTATTAAACTGTGTGATTAAATTGGAAAATATTAAAGAAAATTTTCTAACAGAAATGTCGAATAATTTGGATTTGTATAATCGCGAGTATTATTTTTATGAAAATATATCCAAAGATGTTCCAATAAAAATCCCGAAATTTTATGGATTAATCCGAAATAATACACAAAACAAAAATATCGGGATTTTTCTCGAAAATTTAAATAACGATGATTACACACTCAATTTAGATCTGAATTGTGAAAGTATTAATGTTTCAATGAGTGTAATTAATTCGATTGTCGCACTTCATTCCAAATTCTGGGGAGGGAAAAACACGAATCATTACAAATATCTAAAAAAGAATAATGATAATTTATTTAATCCATATTGGAACGTATTTATTACATCGAAATGGTATACATTTAAATTAAAATGGAAAAATGTATTATCCGAAGAACAATTAAATATTGGAGAATACATTGTGAAACATTTTTTAAATATCCAACAGAAACTAAGTGATAAAAATCTGACACTTTGTCATGGAGATGTTAAATCGGCCAATATATTTTATAAAATAATTGATAATACAAATTATGAACCATACTTCATTGACTGGCAATATATTATACTCGGTAAAGGTGTTCAAGATTTGGTTTTTTTTATGATTGAAAGTTTTACTATAGAAAAAATGAAATTATATAAAAATGTTTTCAAGGAATATTATTACATAAAATTATTAGAAAATAACATCGATTATTTAAAAGAAGATTACGAAACCGATTTTAAAAATGCCACCTACTATTTCCCGTTTTTCGTGGCAATATGGTTCGGAACAATCGACGAGGATGAACTCATCGATAAACAATTTCCATGTGAATTTATAAAACGACTTTTTCATTTTTATACGATTTAATGATTATCACAGAAATCCATAAATTGTTGTAATTCATTTGGTTCGATCTGTTGTTCCCAATGTAGAGATGTTTTATTTTTAATTAAACTAACACTGGAATATTTATTACATTTAATAATTATACCATTCTCAGTGAGACGTTTACAGAGTTCAATATCTTCTCCGTCATTATGACATAAAGTTTCATCCAATAAATGTTGCATAGCAATTTTTTTTTTAATAACATAATACGTCCCGGATATATACATATATTTGTTTGTTTTAACACTATTTTCAAAATCATATGGAAGTAAACAGTGATCTACAAAATAGTAATTTATATACATAAGTGGAGTAATTAAATTGAAACATACAGTATAATCTCGGTAGCGAATACCATCTGTATTTATGATTCGATTAATGCACCAATCAAAATCATTTCCGAATTTCAAAAATCCATCATACCAATCACTATTTAATTTGACATAATCGTGTAACAGAACAATGTTCTCGTATTTAGCATGTAATGCAATCATATTTTTTTTTTTTTGTAATCCATCCGGCGCGAATCGTTTCATCAAATTCAAACACTCGAATTATACCGTCTTGTTGGATTTTCGTATTTCCTACAATAATAATTTCATAAATCGGTATATGATTCTCTCGGATTGAGTCTATAATTGTCTGTATATAATGATCATTATCCCCTGCAGTAATTATACCAAACGTGAATTCCATTTTTATATTATATAATCTATTTTTTAAGTTATTATATAATATTTTATATGTTGGCATAAGATAATATCTTATAAATGGGGTTACATCGATGAATACAACTCCGATAATTTACATAAATTTTGAATATATTTCATCGAATGCGCTTTGTTTGAATCACTCAATCTTCGAATAGGTTCTCTTAATTTATCAATGACTTTCATTATTTCCCCCGAATTCGCCAATTTTGACAAATCACTTCCATAATCTTTATCGAAAAAAAACTCAATATTTCCTTCCGCGATAACATCTTTATATGGTAAATATACATATGTATTCCATGGTTTTATAATTGATGTCGGATTCGCTTTACGAAAAAACTCGAATGTAGTTTTGGTATCTGCAATATCTTTATTATCTGGAAAAATATTCATAATATCCTGAACAAATTCAAAAAAATGATTATTGAATGCTTTTAGAATACTCGATTTATCCGCCATTTTATAATTCTATTATCTCTTTGTTTTTAAATCTATTTTCCTATTTTTATACTTTTTATATGAATAAAAAATAATAATATACAATATTATACAGTATTATCTATTATATATAATGCATCCCCCCACCCATGTGGCGTCATACATGTAAGAACTCGTTTGAAATTATATTGGGATAAAAAAGCATCAATATCTGTAATTAATCCGCAATTTTTATATAATTCTTTTTCGTTCACTTCCAAATAGATTGCCTTTGCATGTTCGATATATTTTGTTGCTCCATGTAATGCCATCAATTCTGCGCCTTGAATGTCAAAATTCCAAAAATTATATTTAGTTCCATCTAAATTATTTCTCTCAAAAAATGAATTAATAGTAATACTTTTATTCGGTATTTTATCTACATATAACACTTCCGGATGTTCTTGCGAATGAGTTCCGAATTCTAATACGCTAGAGGATTGAACATTATTGGATACATTGAAAATGACATCCTCATCATCTTTATCGGTAATAACCGCATGATATACATTTGGTATTCCATTATTTTTATTTTCCAACACTTTACTATTGATTGCATCTATCCATATAACAGACTTTGCAGATAATCCCAATTTACTATAAAATGTTAATTCTTCGCATTCATGTGCTCCCACATGAAAAGCACCCGTGATATCTATATTGTTTGATAATAATATTTGATTAATCTCATGAAATGAAATAAGCATTTGAAATATATTATATTTGTATATGTTGTTACATGCGGTATAAACGCATATACAAAATATCATCCAATAATATCTAAAAACCATATACATTCGCTTGGGGAGTTTGTGGTAATTCTGCATTTCTCTTTTGTTGTAAACTATCAATGCTCACTGACTCGCCCAATTTATCGGGTTTATATGTATCCGGTGGAGTGGGAATATTATGTGGATTTTCATGTTCGGCAGATACATAATTATACATTTGACGTCTACCTCCGCGTCCTTTTGCACTAAGTTCATCTGGCGATAAATTATAAAAAGTATATTGTTCCGATACAATATTTACTCCAGCAGATGATTGTCCTAAAGTAATACCGATAGGTTCTCCATTTTGTTGAATTGCATTCGGCGTTTTTTCGGCAACTGCGGGTTCTAAATATTTTAAAATATCTTCTCCAAAAATGGCATTATAATTTTTTTTGGTCATAAGAAGAGCGGGAACACTATGAACATTCGGTGGCATCATTATTTTTTTTCCATTCTCTAATTGAATGAATATTTGTCCAGATTGGGTATCTCGCGATCGTTTATCAATACATATGCAATTTAATTTATCAATAAATCCATTTTTTGAAATATATTCAACAATTTTTTTCGAATGTTTACAATAATTACTATAATAAAAAATATCCATTTTATATTATAAATATGCGAAAAACGATTGGAAATTAAAACGAAATTTATAGTTGTATTTCTGTCTTCATGCCATTTATACTCTGATATGACGATTGATTGACCAAGCATGGATGCAACAAAAATATGTCTAATGTCTTATTAAGTGCACAGTCTCCTAAACATTGATCGATTGGTCCATACATACGTTTGGTTTTGTTTATTATTTTATCGATATTTTTATTATTAATTACATATCCATGTGCTCCCCATAAATATTCATCACTCGCTTTATAAATATTATCTTTAAATGGAGTTCCTTTCACATCAAATAAATTTCCCAAATATAAAATATCGAAATCCGTATTTTTTAATAACTCTAAATCATATAATAAAGTTTCCATAAAATTATTATCTACCATAAAATCATCTTCGAATATAACACTATATTGTGATTTTTCTTTAACTTCTCTGATCTTATGATAAGTCATTAAATGACTCATGTAACATCCGATCTCACGCTTTCGACGGTTAGTATCTTGAAAGAACTCAGGATCTAATGTTTCATTATCCAATAATTCTTGGAAATTTAAATTTTCTCCTAAAAATGCATCAAAGTAATCAATTTTGTGGGGTATTTTTCGTTGTTGTTCTTGAATATTTTGAATACGAACAGGAGAACGTAATGTAATCACATACATTTGAATTTTGGGATCTTTATGTATTTTTTGTTGTTGTTGGAATGATTCGCTATAGTTTATATATCTTTTATACACAAATCCGATTAAGAGAAAAAAGATAAAGAGACTTAATAACCCAATTAAGAAATATTGATATCCTTTCATACGCATAATAATATATAGTCTATAATTCGATAATATATTTTATCTATATTATTATTTGGTAAATACTTATAAAAGAGATTTTATGCAAATAGAATAGTGTAATCTATTCTGGAAATAAAAGATAAAATAACTGAGAGAAACCATTGTCATTAATATGTAAAAATCAGATCCTTTTTTTTGGGTAATTCCAATATACAGAAAAGAAACAAGGGCTAATATCATTAATACAAATCCAGCAACTGATAAATAATAGAAATAATAACAATATTCATGGGATAACGGTGCAAATAAATTCGAATTATTGATATAGTTGTCCATTATATATCATATATATATTTTTATCTATTCTCTAAAAGATTGGAATAAATATATCAAAAAAACAATATGACAAATATTTGTTATAGTATTATATAAGTAAATGGAAGATTCAGATATATGGAAAATCATTCATTCGTATTTCCGTGATAATCCGCAAAGTTTAGTAAGACATCATATTGAATCTTATAATGATTTTTTTAAAAATGGTATTCATCAAATTTTAAAAGAGAAAAATCCCATTCGTATTCATTCACGATACGATGATAAAACAAAAGAATTTCGTTCAGAATGTCATTTATATTTGGGAGGTAAAGATGGAAAACGTATTTATTTCGGTAAACCAGTCATTTATGATGACAAACGTTCTCACTATATGTTTCCCAATGAGGCCAGATTACGAAATATGTCATACGGTATGACAATCCATTATGACGTTGAAGTGGAATTTATTGAATATTTAGAAGATGGAGAACTACCGAATATTATTGGAGGAGAAAGAGATTCATCTGATAGTGATTCAGATGATGAAAACCACGGAGGAGCATCTACAGAAGAACAAGCCACTATGTATGAATCAATTAAACTAGGAGGTGCATTGGTAAAACAACCCCGTAAAAAACCAATGAAGAAAAAAGATGGATTGACTCCAGCGGAAACTGCACGTATTCGCGAAGCAACTGAGAAATCAATGATTGGGAAAAATATTCAAAAACATAGTATTATGCTAGAAAATATTTATTTGGGGAAATTTCCGATTATGCTTCAATCCGATTTTTGTATTTTAAAAGATGTTCCGGCAGATGCTCGTTTTAGTATGGGAGAATGTCGAAATGATATCGGTGGATATTTTATCATAGATGGAAAAGAGAAATCGGTTATCCCACAGGAAAAATTCGCAGATAACATGCTATATATTCGCGAAATGAATGATGATATATCGCTATATTCTGCGGAGATTCGGTCGGTTTCGGAAAATGTTTCCAAACCCATTCGAACTCTTTCTGTAAGAATAACCGCACCTACAAATAAATTTACATACAAAAATATAGTGGTTAATATTCCCAATGTGCGAAAACCCGTTCCCCTATTTATTGTATTTCGTGCGCTCGGATTTGTTTCCGATAAAGAAATCATTCAATTATGTTTATTGGATTTAGATAAATATGAATCAATGATCGATTTATTTGAACCATCGGTCCATGAATCTGGCGGGTTTATGACACAACAATCTGCCTTACGATTTATAGCAATACTAACAAAAGGGAAAACGAACTCACATGCATTGGAAATTCTATCCGATTATTTTTTACCACATATCGGCGAAACCAATTTCATACAAAAAGCATACTATTTAGGATATATTGTATTTCGGTTGTTGAAAGTATACAAGGGGATTGATGAACCTACCAATCGTGATAATTTCAAGTTTAAACGTATTGAAACTGTAGGTTCTCTCATTAATACTTTGTTTAGAGAATATTATTCGATCCAACAGAATACCATTCGATTAAAATTCGAAGAAAAATTATACTATCACAAAGGTGAATATGAAGAAAATCTTCCTTCATTAATTACCAATAATTACAATGAAATATTTCAAGAACTAGGGGTAGATGCTGGGTTTAAAAAGGCATTCAAAGGAAATTGGGGAGCAAAACCGCATACAAAACGAATTGGAGTAGTCCAAGATTTGAATCGGTTATCCCATAATGCAATGTTGAGTCATTTACGTAAAACGAATTTGCATTTAGATGCCGGTGTCAAATTAGTAGGTCCTCGTGTTCTCCATTCTTCGCAATGGGGATTTTTTGATCCCATTGATACTCCCGATGGTGGAAATATCGGTCTTCATAAACATTTATCCATTTCCAGTTATATTTCCAACGGAATGTCTCGAGAACCATTGTTGGAATGGTTACGCGAAAAGGTCAAATTGCGATTTTTAGATGAATGTGCATTTATACAATTAGATCAAATGACCAAAGTATTTGTCAATGGATTATGGGCCGGTGTTGTCGATGATCCGAAGATGTGTGTAAATACTGTTAAATTACATCGTCGTAATGCATTATTACCGACTTATATGAGTGTTTCATTTGATATCCAACAGAATACTATTTTTATCTATACTGACGCGGGTCGCCTATGTCGTCCTATTTTTTATCGAAATGAAGATACTGGAAAATTCTCATATGAAGAACCGTCCATCCAAAAACGTATTCAAAACGACGAGTTCTCGTGGAATGAATTGATTTCGGGATTCAATGAAAAAAAGAAATCTGTGCAATTCCAAACACATGAAATGAAAATGTATCCATTGAATGAACTATATGATGGAACTGGTGCTGAAACAAATCCCGCGAAATTAGATCGATTTATAAAAGAGAAAGCCATTATTGATTATGTCGATACAAGTGAGAGTGAAGATATGTTGATTGCATTAAATAGTGAGGCATTGGCGAACAAAAATAATAAATATACTCATTTAGAAATTCATGAATCTTTTATTTTTGGAATGATGTCGAATCTGATTATTTTCCCGGAGAATAATCCGGCGACCCGTAATTCATTCTCATGTGGTCAAAGTAAACAGGCGGTTTCATTATATCATACAAATCATCAAGTTCGTATGGATAAATCCGCGGTTGTATTGGTGAATGGACAAACTCCATTAGTAAAATCGAGATATTTGGAATATATAAATAATGAAGAAAATTCATATGGAGAAAATGCCATTGTGGCCATTATGTGTTATACTGGATATAATGTGGAAGATGCGATTTTAGTCAATGAAGGTGCATTAAAGCGTGGATTGTTTCGAACAACCTATTATTCTACATATGAAACACACGAAGAAGATACGAGTAAAGAAAAAGACGGACATCGCACAATATTCGAAAACATTGAAACTGCTGGTTCGGTTGTCGGTCAAAAACCCGGATATGAATACAATCACTTGGATGAATATGGATTGATTCGTGAGAATACACAGGTACATGATAAAATGGTTCTCATCGGATTGACAACATCTTCCAAAAATTCGGTAAAAGTAGATTCCTCGAAAACTCCCAAAAAAGGACAAATCGGAATTGTGGATAAGACGTTTATTACAGAAGGTGAAGAAGGACAACGTATTGCCAAAGTCCGTATTCGCGAAGAACGTATTCCTGCAATCGGTGATAAAATGGCATCACGCGCCGGTCAAAAAGGGACAATCGGATTAGTAATTCCTGAATGCGATATGCCATTTACACGCGATGGATTACGCCCCGATTTAATTATAAATCCGCATGCAATACCATCGCGTATGACAATTGGTCAATTCGTAGAATGTATTGTTGGAAAATCGGCGGCGGTATATGGTGGATTTGGGGATTGCACGGCATTTAATAATAAAGGATCGAAAATCGGTGTATTTGGACAAATGCTTTCGAAAGCAGGATACCATTCTAGTGGAAATGATATATTATATAATGGTATGACTGGAGAACAACTAGAAACTGAAATATTCATTGGTCCGACATATTATATGAGATTGAAACATATGGTAAAGGATAAAATTAACTTTCGTGCATTGGGTCCAAGAACTGCGCTAACTAAACAACCGGTAAGTGGTCGTGCAAATGACGGTGGATTACGTATCGGAGAAATGGAACGTGATTCTGTTGTATCACATGGTGCGGTTAATTTTCTTACAGAATCAATGATGGAACGTGGAGATAAATATTATATGGCGGTTTGTAATGTAACTGGAATGATTGCAGTATATAATCCTTCTAAGAATTTATTAATGAGTCCAATGGCAGATGGTCCGCTCAAATTTATAGGATCATTTAATGGAAGTGATATGCATGTAGAACAAATTAGTCGTTTTGGGCGTAGTTTTAGTATTGTTTGTATTCCTTATTCGTTGAAACTGTTAATACAAGAATTGCAATGTGCGAATATTCAAATGCGTATTATTACAGAAGATAATATTTCACAATTGGAGAACTTATCGTTTTCTCATAATATCGATCTTTTATCAAAAATATCTCATCCAACTTCGAATGATATTATAAAAGTAACGCGCGATAAATTGAATGTGGGTAAAAATAAAAAGTCATATGAAAATCCATTGTTTGGATCCGAAGAAACTTCCTTACAAATTCCAAATATTCCAATTGTAAAACCAGCCAATGAGAATTTACCATATTATGAACCTACATCTCCAGATGGACCTCCCCCAGGATTGGAAAATACTGGTCGCATATATACTCCGTCTTCTCCAGATGGACCTCCCCCAGGGATTACTTCAAATTCTCCAGAATATTTGTATTCACCTTCATCTGCTACTGATGAACAATATCAAAGAGGAGAACAACAAATTACTTCAAAATCACCAGATTATCCTCCATCTACGGATTCAGATAAATATACACCGGGAGAACGTGTATTAATTCGCGGAGGATCATCTACAAATGCATGGACTATCAAAAATATTGGAGATGAATTTATTACTATTGAAAATGAGAACCCAACAAATCCATATGAAGATTCCATAAAAGTAGTTGATTCCAATGAAATATATCCTGCATCCCAATTTAATCCATATGTACAACAATATGAACAGATGCATCCACCAAATCATGTCAATGATTATATTGGACAGCCTCCATTTATTCCACAAGGCGCAGGTGGTGGTATTCATATTTCTCCGATTATAAAAATAGTCAATGGGAATGATAATTCGAAAGATGGATTAAGTACAAATACAAATGATGATATACAATATAATGGTGGTAATAGAGAACCTATTAAAACTACTATAAAACCAGATGAAATTAAATTGAAAAAAACAGAACCGGAACCAGAAAAAACAGATATAGTTGGCGGCGGAGGTAAAAAATCGATGTTTGATTTTACAAATTTTTTGATAAAAAAAGTATAAACCTATAAAATCGATTAAAAATAAATTAAATAATCCAACAATATATAATAATGTCATCATTATCTAGTAATCGTATTATTTCCCTTTACAAATCAAGAAATGTTATCCTCGAAATTCTCAAATCTCAAGGATATGATGTTTCTGGATATGCCGAATTTAGCATTAATGAAATTGATATGATGAGCACAAACGATCAATTGGATATGTTAATTCATCGTGAAACGGATGATTCAAATGTCTATGTAAAATATGTTTTAGCCATAAAACAAATGAGAAAAGAAAATTTAGATGAATTAATTGATGACCTTTATAATATTGAAAATGTTCTCACAAAAAAAGATTGTTTGATTGTAATTGTGAATGAAGATCCGAATGAAACTATTATAAATAAAATTAAATATCTGTATGATAATGAAGGAATATTTATAGTTGCCCATAATATTAAACGTCTTCAATTCAATATTTTGAATCATTCTCTTGTTCCCAATATTTCCATTTTAAACAAAGAGGAAATCAATGAATTGACCAAAAAATTCAACCTAAAAAATCTACTACAATTACCCGAAATTTCGCGATTTGATCCACAAGCATTAGCAGTATGTCTTCGACCAGGTCAAGTATGCAAATTAGAACGAAAAAGTGTAACTGCATTAAAATATGACTATTATCGAGTATGTGTATAATGTTTCTTTCTTATATAAAAAAATAATTTTCTAATATATATTATGTCGGATAACCAATTATTATTATCTTATAACCGCAATGATTTTTTTTATGCATCTCCTCCTTTTTTATATAGCGATCCATCTATCTTAGATAGTTCTTTTAATTATGGAAATTCGGTACCTCTGGCAATCAACGATTTTTCATGCAATTGGGCATCTGACCCGAAAAATAGAGAGGCATTGAAAAAAACAATTGAAAAGAATTTGATTTCATTTATTAAACCGGTTATTATGCAAAATCAAGATACTGATTTGAACGAATTTGTTTATAATTTTAAAAATAATCCAATAAGTATTGATGATATGAATTACGATGCGAATGGTTCATTAAAATATAATACAGATTCATATGGCGTCATTAATGGAGATATGACATTAGATATAAATGATATAACATATAATGATATTGATTCAGATGAAATATATACGGAAGAGGTTGAATTGGATGATGACATAGTTGCAACCCGACCGTCTGAAGATGAACGCGGACGAACTGGTGATACTATTACAAAAACAGTGTCTAAATGCACAAAATTACATTGGCATTATAAAGATGCAAGTTTTAAAATTTATAGAGATGACAATGGAGATTTATATTCGAAATGTGCATATCGAAGTCCATTAGTATTTGATAATACACCACATACACATTGTGATGAGTTATCAAATGCTGATCCGGATGCAAATCTCAATGAAAATACGATTTATAATCAAACCATTATTCCTCCAAAAGCAATAAATGAAGGATTAACAAATCTAGACGAAGCAGCAGATGAAGAAGAAGACATCGATGACGAAGATGAAGATGAAGAAGAAGACGATTCTGAAAATTCTCTTGACAAACAAATTCAAAACATTATTATTACATTGAATCCGAATATCATACAGCAAAATATGGATATAAATCAACCAGAATTAAATGTGGAACAGATGGTAAATATGATTGCGGATTATTATATTTCTCTTTGTCAAAATAAAGAAAAGGCAACTAAATTGGAATATATAATCAAACGTAAAATGGGTGCACATCAATTGTATAATGATTCAAATTCTTCATATAATAGTGAATATATCAAAATAATAAATTTGGTGTTTGGTATTTTAGCAATTAGTGGTTTTTTGTATCAATTAAATAAAAAAAAATAAAGAAACTATATATAAATGTGGGATACATACAAAAAAGATATCGTATACAAAAGAAATCTATTAGATAGTGAATTAGAAGAATTGTATGGATTGCAAAATACAGCATTTGTGGATAACAAAATGCAATTAGACAGCGCAGTATATACTACTGTATTATGGACCGCTTTAGCAAGTTCGATCATTTATTACGTATTCATCAAACTATAAAATATGTGATAATAATATATATTATATGACAACTCCTCCTCCATTAAATTTAATTAATATGCAAAATGAAATTGATGTATATAAACAAAAATATACGGAACTTCACAATAATAATGATATTTATGATATATCTGGAGGTACAATGATGTATCATGATAAAATGTATAATGTAAAAAAAATAAATGGAAATATCCAAATGGATATTTCTGATAAAAAATCAAGTACACAAGAAATTGCATTAAATGATACAAATGAATTATTAATTCATCAAAATGGAATGTATATGGTGGGTAGTATTGCATGTGCGACATTACTTATATTCTCAATAATGATCGCGAGACAATAATATTTTTTTATATTTATAATATATATATTATAAATATGCAAAATTCATCAAATGATCAGATATCAAAAATTATTGATATGGAATCAAGACGTTTAGATCAAAAAAGACAAAGTGTTGATTTTATTCGTAGCGGCCAAAAAAGAATGATGTTAATGAACGATAGTTATCGAAAACGTTACATGCAATATATCAAAATTATTATTATTATTATAATCGTTTTAGCATTATTTGGATTTTTTCAATATGCAAGTTCAACATTTACATCCATTCCATCTGCATTGTTTGATATTTTATCAATCATTGTTATATCTGTTGGTATTATATATGCATATTTAATATACGCAGATATCGGACTTCACAACAGAATTAATTATGATGAAATCGATTATGTTGCCCCAGTTATTCCAGATAAATCGAAGATGGTAACTTCTGCATCGGTAAGTTCGGTCACGCCAAGTGTAAATACCGATTTATTTAATTTGAAAAATCTGGGATGTATTAATTCGAATTGCTGTAGCGAAGGAACAGTATGGAATGATAACACTTCAGTTTGTGTTACAAAACCATCTGGTTTTATTCCTGTTACAACTCCATCTAGTTTTTCTCAAGTAACAAAACCATCCTCCAGTTTTTCTCAAGTAACAACCCCATCTAAATTCAATTAAGTATTTTTCCATATACATATTTTTAATAATAATGCAATAATATTATTAAAAATACAAACATTTACATTTAACAAGTTTTATATATTTTATCAATTATTTGGTATTATCATACAGAATATTGTATTATAGTAGAAATACCCGTAAAATATTATTTATCTATATATATTAAATATATCCGAAATATGAATTCTCTTAAATCCATTGAACGTAGTTACCAACAAATATATGATATGCTGAGTGCACAAGTTCTATCTACATATGGAGATTTAAAAACAAAAGTGAAATCGCAAAATAATATTATCGACAATAATATTCAATCATATGCCAATGAATTATCCACCGATGTACAAAAATCATATTATGAAACCCAATCCACACAGAATATTCGAAATATCAATACATATTTATTATACATATATTATTTTGCGGTGGTTGTATTCGCATTATATATCTTTTTTATAGATGAAACGATTGTGTTCATTTACAAAATTATTCTTATTATTTTATTCATAATATACCCTTATTTTATTTATTTTATTGAACAAGTTATTTATTCCGTCGGATTATACATATACTCGCTCGCAACTGCCAAAATATATACAAACGTCTATCTGAATAATTATTAATTGTTTATCCGCATATTTCCTTTTATCCGTTTTATTTGACATCGGATAAAAAAAGATTATTTACAAAATTACATATTATTTTAATATCATACAGAAAGATTTAACGACGACTGTGTAATGGATCTGTAACATCACCCTCATCGACCACATCTTCTTCTTCATCGTCATTCTCATTATCATGTTTGATACGGATATTACTCCATCCATTCGAATATTTTCCGAATTGTTTTTCCATATATTCGTGCAATTCCTTCGCCTTCGGTCCTTTCGATCCATATGTCTGTGTATGCCAGTTGATAAACTCGAAATTAATCTCCGTTTTCGTAATTTTTTTATTGCCTTGCCAGCGGAATATTTTTTCTGTAATAAATTGAGCAATGACATCTTGTTTGTCTCTGTATGATTTACTCGATGCCAATACCATTTCACAATCATTGACGATACCATTTGTTTTTATAACTCGTTGAACCAACATGGATAAGAATGTTTCTTTCCAATCTTCAAATTTATCAATAATCGTAACATCGGTTTTATACTGATACGGTTTATCTGGATCTCCTTCTACTGGAGTATTTGTAAACAAAGATAAGAAATCTACCACACGAATACGTCTCCATGTTCCATGATCTTGATTGTTGATTTCCATAAATGTATTAGTGGCTACTACTAATTTGAATTGTGGTAAGAATTTCACTGGTTCCAACATATACGGTGCACGCGCTTGAATTGTATCAAACCCACTTGTCAATGATTTTAGAATACCATCATTCAGTTTTTCACCTTTGGATGGTTCTTCTAATACTACATATCGAGTACCTTTTAATGCAACAATTTCTGGCGCTAAACCACCTACACTCACGCGTTTTGAACTAGTCATTGCGGATAATGGTAAATCTTCTTTGTATTGTCCCAATACCATACTCATTAGTGTAACCAATACAGATTTACCATTCGACCCAATACCGACATAATTATTGAATGTTTGATTGGATGACCTACCGATTAATGTAGACGATAGGTGATCCCACATATATTCATATAGTTGATCGACCGGAAATAATTGACGCATAAATATTTCAATCTCGTTTCGTATGATAGGTGATATTTTTGCATGATATTCAATTCCAGTGCATTTCGAAATATAATCATCTGGTTTACCTGGACGGAATATTCCTTCCTTGAAATCAAATACTCCATTTTTACAACATAATAAATATGGATTAACATCCAGAAGTTTGAAGAAGTTATTGTCATATAATAATTCTTTCGCTTCTATCATAATATTCTTTTTATCGGCAGTTTGTCCTAATCGTTTTACAACATCCATAATTTTTACAACACGTTTTTGAAGCATTGGTACACGTTCATCTCCTTCGGGAAATTCTGTAATCGTATCATTCAATGTACAGGCTTTCATGTGATATAATTTTTTTAATTCTACGGATATCGATTGTCGTAATGAAGTTCCTGAATCATTTTCGACCCAACGATTTTGAGTAAACTCGTACCATATATTCGATTTTACACTTACACATACAAATCGATCCTTCATCAAATGATATAATACGGTTGCAATTTCAAAATCTCCACATCCGCCTGGTTTTTTATTACTGGTAGAATAATTTGCTAATAGAGGGTCTAATGTCTGATCAATATAATAATCCACGCTATTTTCTCGAACCAATTTGAATTTTTCCGGAGAATCTTTATTGGACCAGTACATAATCGATCGTTTTGTAAGTCCGTCCATTTTTTTTATATTTACTTTTGTCCATCTATCCCACATATCACGAATACTCGAATAATCGAATGTCGGAGATTGAGCACTAAATACTACCCAAACAATAAATAATCGCGGATTTATATTTTTCAATGACCATCCAACACGTGTCCATTTATCATATGAACCGCTTCCATAATAACTGACAGGGAGAGTCATTGTGTAATCATATGTTTCTTTTAATTCATATTCATCCTTATCAATACTATCTAAAAATTTCTGTAAACATACTTCTAATTCTTCGCGGTTTCTTACAGATAAAATATCCTGGATATCACATCCGCCATCGGATGATCCAATCTGTTGCTGCTGTGCAATAGAACGTTTTATATTTACATTTTCGCCTTTATTTGCACGATGTTCTTCTATAAAATCGGTTCGCATAAATGGGTCATAATGTTCTTTGTAACGGGCAGATAATTTTGCGATATTTTTCGACATATCAAAATTTGCGAGCGATTCCTTTTTTATACGAAATTGTTCATCTTCTGGATCAAATGTAATATTGTATATTTTTGTTAATTTATATGCAATATGTTTTGGTTTACATGATCCAATCATCTGCCAATTTGTACCGCCTTCACTGATACCCTTATCAAACACATCTTCCCATGTATTTGTAATTGGAAGATCCGTCCAGCAATTTTTAGTATATTCTACCATGCGTTTACGCAAAATAGTTTGTGTAGTACGATCCGCCTGGATTCCAAAAATAATGTGAATTCCGTCTTTTGTAATATTTTTTTCTTCCACACAATTCACCGTTTCCTTTTCCAAAAAGAATATTGGAAATGCAGTGTCTTCGTCAAACTGATACATTTTTTTGAACTCGGCTAAATATCCGTCCATCAAATCCAACAAATGATCTTCGGTATATATGCGAGTTTTTTGGGAGAAATCGAATCGCAAATCCAAATCTACGAGTATCGGACCTTTGTCCAATTGTTTTTCGGTAAGATGTTCAGTTTTTCCATTCACGAAAATATTTTGCCAGACTAATTTTATAAATTCGGGGTATTCTTCATCCAATATTGAAAAAGAACCTCCAAATACTCCATCTTCTTGATTTGGTATTCTAGTATTTGTAATATTTGGAGGGTTATTATCCTCCTTTTTTAGCAAATGGGCTTTCAAGAAATCATTCACATTTTTATATTTTTTCGATTTTTGAGAGTTGCTTGATTTATCAGCAGCGGAAGTTTCAACAAGTGTTATGTTATCAACGTTAGCAATATGGACTGACATGTTCTATAATATAGTAGGTGTATATTTTTATACTGATTGTCAAATATTATTTTCAAATATATCGCGATCGATTTTTTGAATTTTTATAAAAACTTAAAAGTAATCGGTGTAAGTATATTTATTGTTTTTTGGATGGTTTTTTACCTACATGGAATTTACCTATTTCAAAATGAAAAACATGAAATTCACAGAAAAATGTAGGGAAAAAAGTGAAATCGAAATCACTCTTTTTTTTGAACTCTTTATTTCTTGTTTTTCGTATATCTGAGAATATAAAATCGATCTTAAAATACTTTATTTTTTAAAGGTATAAATAATATCCACACTATTTTATATAGCATTTAAAAATGAAGTTCTGTGTAAACTGCGAAAACATGTATTATATCGGTATTGATTCAGTCGATTCAAATAAATTGACGTATTATTGCCGTAATTGTGGGAACATTGATGATATGATAAACAGTGAAGGGTTATGTGTGTTAAATACACAACTTAAAAAGGGAGAACAAAAATTTAACCATATTATTAACCAATATACAAAACTCGATCCAACATTACCTCGTATCAACAATGTAAAATGCCCAAATGTGAATTGTAAAACCAATGAGAACTCATCCAAAAAATTAGCCGAAGTTATTTATATGAGATATGATGACAATAATCTGAAATATGTATATATTTGTGTGGATTGTGATACTACTTGGAAAACAGACGATGAAAAATAATTTGTTGGATATGTTGGATACAATAAAAAAGAAAATACCAGAATAAAAAATATAAAAAAGAAAAGCGGAAATATGATAAAAGGTTTCTTTTTTTATAAAATCGATATCAAACACAAATAATTTAGAAATAGAATTATATATACATATATTTAAGAATGGCAGATTACGATAACGATAACGAGAATGAGATAAGTGACGTTGAATCCGAATCAGACAATGAATCGAATGCTGGAGGATATTTAAAAGGAGGAGTCAAAAAAACAAATAACAAAAAGGAAATCGAATACGAAGAAGGAGAAGTAGACGATGAAGATGATGTATCTGTTGGATCAGACGACGATGAAGATGAAGAAGATAATAATGATTCGGATGATGATGTGGAAAATATAGAAAATTCAATTGTAGATGTAGATCAACTTACCGGAGAACAAATGCCGCATTTCGATGATTTAGGCGATGATGATGAAGAAGATGACGAAGATGACGATGAAGACTATTTACAAAAATTCGATGAAAATCTCCAACAAACAATTATACAAGATCATCATCCAGAACTACATATTCATAATTACGAAGAAATAGATGCAGTATGTAATATTGTCCGCGATGATTCGGGTATAATCATCGATCCTTTTCATAAAACCATTCCGTTTGTTTCTAGATATGAAAAGGCGCGTATTTTAGGAGAACGTGCCAAACAAATCAATGCAGGAGCAGAACCATTTATAGAAGTTGAACCTTCTATGATCGATGGGTATTTGATTGCATTGAAAGAGTTTGAAGAAAAAAAGATTCCCTTTATTGTGCAACGACCTTTACCAAGCGGCGGATGTGAATATTGGAGATTAAAAGATTTAGATATATTGGCATAAAACATTTCGATCATACAAAAATAAAATAATAATACAATTCATAAAAATTATATTATTGAGAACCTAGAAAAACTATAAAATCAACCCTTATTTTTTATTGAAAAAAGGTAAATAAATCAATAAATAAATCGAATAAAATATCATTATAGTATTCACTATCCAACACCACATGGATTCAATTGATCCATCTCTTGCATAATTATAAATAACAAATAATAATGTTAATACACCAAATACAAATCCGAAATAATTTTGATTATAAAACAGACTGAATAAAAAGAAAAATAACCAAAGACTCAATAATACGACTCTTTCAAGTATGTTCTCATTATCTAGTAAAAAAAACCAACTTAAATGTCCCTTTTGACTTACTTTCGAAAAAATATGTTTTGTAGAGAATCGATAAATGGAAAACGGAATAGTAAATGCAAGATAAATCCCAATCATTATTTGTTTTAATTTCGCATTATTTAACATCATCAAACTTACTACAGGATGAATCATCAATAGTAATGCCGCAAGACTGGAAAAAAAGGAATTATAAAAGGGATTATTAATATTTTTCCAAATAAAAAATTCAATCAGTTGCATTGTAATAAAAGAAACAAAAAACATATATGTCCAAAAATTATCTAATATCGGTATTTTATATTGCGTATATTTATTGTTGTAAATAATAAATAATAACATAAATGTACTAAATACAAACGTATTTAAGGATACTTCTGCATTCCAACACATGATTATATAGTAATATGTATATTATTATATAATGAATAATTAACAGAAGAATGATAAACACCATTTTGTTTCTGTAATAATACCGGGAATGGTCATTCGCAATAGTTGAATGGATGAATCCACCACTTGTTTAATGATTGTTAATTCAATTTGAGGTAGTATGATTATCCCCGAATCGAGAATCGAATCGATTGTATATTGAATTATATTGACGATATCGATATTCATAAAATATTGATTGATTGGGATGGAATTATATGCGGTTGATAACAGTAAAATAATTTGAGGTATATCATGAAGATCTATTTTATTGTCGGAAAGTATCGCCTCAATATTTGCGGATATCTGTTGAAATATTTCGGGATGGTCATTTATTACACGATGTAAATACAAGATTTCATTGGTATTCAATTGAATTGATTCATTCATATTGTCGAGTAATATAGATACGATTGGAAGTTGTGTTTCTTTTGGTAAATTTATTGTTAGATTCGTTGTAAAAGACATTATATAATTGTCGGATATTTATTATAATACAATACAAATTATTTATATCTTTTATCTTGATTATTTTTATGGTCTATTTCATATTTACAAAAAATACACTCTGTATCGGAATATTCTTTTATTTTTACATTGCAATCAGCGCATAATTTATGCGGACAATTCGATTTTAACACTTCTTCACAAGAACATAATCGACAACTTCCTGGAACCGCCAAAATATCTACATCAAATAATTGGGTTTCATCGTTGGCAACAGGTATTTTTGTACTTTTTGGATAAATGACATTTTGTTTCTTACAACAACAAAAAACATTTTTATATAATATTGATTTAGATTTATTTTATGTTACAACAGTTTAAAATTATTGTAATATTGTATTATAATGTATAATTCTATTATTATATCGTCTTGTTTTGTTGGTTCATATTATGTATATTCTAAATCATTAAACTTAATAATTAGGTTACAATTCGAAAATAAAAAAATACCACAACCATTAATTATAATGAATAGTTTCACATTTTTATTGTCAGGTTCAATAATTATTTATGGTTTTCATTCATTAACAATGTCCTGGTTGAAGTTTTCAGATAGTGTGTATAAATAAATTATTTTTCTAATTTTTTTAATCTTTTATCAAAACTATCAATTTTATCCATCATTTCTTTATGTCTAATAACAGGTAATACATAGTAATTATAAACTGGAATACTAGTAGCAAGTATTGAAAATCCTCCAATAATACCAATAAACATTTTTTCTTTCATTTGATAATACAAATAATACATTTATATTTAAGTAATTTTTCAATATTGGATTATTAATATAAAAAGTGTAAAAAGTATAAAATCTAAGATTTCCAATGTTTTCCACAATCTAAACATGTAATAAAGATAGTCGCAGGTTCATCCGCACTACGTGTTTGTAATTCATAATATGTACATTTCTTCGATCTACATTTCTTACAAGTAAACATATCCGTCGATGCCTCAATATTCATTGTATATTTCGACGCATCGCGTTTCATTTTTTTGTCGATCAGAGTTTTCCATCGTTCCGGATTCATTTCTTGATGTGTCATAAATGCGACTGTTTGAGGGATAATTTCTCCGGATACAATTTGCGATACTAAATCCTTGTTTTTTAAGTTAATAAATATGGTTCTCAATCGATTCACATATAATTCGGTGAAATACGGATTCACCCATTTTTTAATGATTTTTTTGGAATTCGCTTCTTTAATTGCATAATTGAAAACCCCTTTTTCCAGATTGATCGACATAATTTCGTCTGCCAATATATTTTGTAGTTTCAAACAAATATTTTTACGGAAAGTTTCAGGATTCGATATAGTATGCATTTCGATAATATTATATAATACTATCCTCCTTCTTTTATATTTTTATTCTATATCAATTTTAGAGAATAAAAAATATATTGCGGTTTTTATACGACAATAACTAAATTATTACAGATACTCTTCTTCCTCTAATTCACTTGTACAATCCATAAATGTAGTGGGAATAACATCTGTATTTATTTTCTCAAACACAGTCTTTACCTTTTTTTCAGATACTTCCTTTTTGACAGGAGATTTTCGTTTTGGTTTTGGGACAATTTCTTCTTCTTCATCTTCGAAATCACTTTCTTCTTCTGTTTCATCATCTTCATCCGCATCATCATCTACTACAAATCCATCTTTTACATAGCCATTCTTGGTAGTTGGAAGAGTTTCGTCAATCTCTTCTTCAGATACTTCACTATCTTCCTCTCCTACATCTTCAAATCCTCCAAATAAATTTTCATAAATCACTTCCCATTCATTTGTTGTAATCGATCCGACGGTTTCTTCCTCTGCATTATTTACCAAAATACAACTGCCGAAAAAAAGTGTATTATCGACCGGAGGAGGAAATTCATATTTATTTTCTTGATTTGCTTTTCCGGTAGTTTTTCCATACAGTGAAATCGAATATTTTTTTCCGGCGACTTCAACATCCCAACAAGTCGCACATGTAAATCCTTCTCCTGATTTGAAACCGGCTTTTTTATAGAGTTCTTCTTCTGCGTATTTTTTTACATTTAGTTCTTTGCATGTTCCTGTTTTATCGATAATCAAAATAATTGGCATTTTATTATTATTCAATAATATTTTTAAATAGTTTTTGATAAGATAAATATTTAGATATAATTGTAAACAAAATATAGATATATAATATAAATGCCAATAAAGCGAAAAACTATTAAAAGAGGAAAAACAATCAAAAGAGGAGGAGGATATTTTTGGGATTCAGAAGATGAGAAGAGAAAAAAATGTGAAGAATTACTTGCAACTCCCGCTGCGCCAGAACCAACAGTCGCTGTTGCAGATCAAGAAAAATCAGGAGAAACATCAGGAGAACAAAAAGGATTTTTCTCCGGAGGAAAGAAGGCAAGAAAATCCAGAAAAACGAAAAAAACAAAGAAATCCAGAAAAACAAGAAAATAAATGCGTCTATTAAAAAATCAATAAATCTAGGTTCTCATATATGTGGAAATCGATTGTGTTTAATATTATTGTATCTATCATTCTAATCTTTATTTTTCATTCTTTATGGAACTATTTGAAAAATACATATAGCACGAAAAAAACAAAAAATATAGTAGAAAGTCAAGTCCAAAAATACAAATCGATTATTGAAGAAATGCAACAAAATGAAATCCCAGAATTTCAAAGTTCTCCTTCTGAAAATATTGCAATGGATAAACTTTTGGAAAAAGATTTAGAATTATTTTTAGGAGATTCATTATAACAGAATAAAAAGATACGAAAATACATGTGAAACATCTATTGGTATTATTATACACTATTTCACTACGTAGCGTAACGGTATAAATATTTACTGGTATAAAACAATATAAATAGATGACTCGATAATATATAAATGCAAGAAATATCTTCTACTCAAACATTCCATCTAATGAAGCGATTCCCAAAAATAGAACTTTCCTATGAGACTATTCCTCATAAGAAAGTTTCACCAGAATATAATGTATGTTTAACGATCCCCGTAGGAAAAAAAATATATTTATGGTTTTCATTCGATGTGAATAAAAATGTATGTTATTTTTTGGATACCAATCGAGAAAAGAAAATTACCAAAACATTTATTTTGAAGAATATGCATTTCGATCATTCGCTTTCTTTAGGAACCATACTATACGGAACATTTATAGAGTCGACCGATAGTTGTAATATGGATATAGATTCCTGTTTTGTCATTGAAGATATTCTGTTTTACAAAGGCGTTTCTATGAAAAATCTATTTTACGGAGAAAAATTGGGATTCATAGAATCACTTTTAAAAAAAGATATCGATCCGACCAATGCTTTTGCAATGAAATTACCTATTTTGTGGGGAATTTCTAAAAAGGAAGAATATAATTGCGAATATTTTATTCCCGATCAATGGATAAATCGCGCAAAATACGGGATTCATCATTTACAATATCGGTGTTTGAATGAAATTGCGCCGTACATGAATATTTTTTCTGTAAGAAAAACGGGCGAATCCACTACAAAAATAATAAATGAATCGGCATATCGATTAAATACAGATTTCCGGTGTGACTATAATCGTCCGCAATATAAAATGAAAACCGTATTTTTAGTTAGTGCCGATTTACAGTTTGATATTTATAATTTATTTGCATATGGTCATAACAAAGAGTCTATTTATTATAATATAGCATATATTCCGAATTATAAGACAAGTATTTTCATGAATAGATTATTTAGAAAAATAAAGGAGAATGAAAATTTAGATGCAATTGAAGAAAGTGACGACGAAGACGATTTTGAAAATACTGCACAGGATAAATATGTAGATTTACAAAAAACAATGTTGATCGAATGTAGTTTTCATTTCAAATTTCGGAAATGGGTTCCACTTAGAGTAGTCAATGATTCATATAAAGTAGTTCATATCAGTCAGTTGGTTTTAAATTGGAAAAGATAATATAAATAATAAATTCAACAAAATATTTATATAATATATAATGTCTTCAATTGATAATAATAGTTTAATATTAAGTAAACCTATTGTGAATGGGACATTTCAATATGATCCATATGGTTCTAACCAAATCGGAGGAAAGACAAATCGAAAACGTAACAAGAAGAATATAAAAAATAAAACGAAAAAGGGTGGCAAAAAAAGTGCTTTGAAAAAAAAGAAATTATCTTCAATCAAAAATCGTCGTAATAAAAATGCATAATTGATTATATTACACCTTTGCACTTTAAAATCACCGATTATATAATCCTGAAATCGCCTTTGGCGATTTATCGGGTATAAAAGGTAATTTATCAGTTGCAAAGTAACAGTTACCTAAGCAGTTTCAAATATGCCGACCTTTAGGTCGGCATTTAGAATGTGCAAAGGCGTAAAATATATATATTTGTAAATATATATATTTATATGTTTTATTCCAGTGCATTAACATATGAAAAAAAACGGAGGGCAATTTCATGTAGTGAAATACAATATGCAACTGGGCCAACAGGATGTACTGGAGAAAAGGGAATTTCAGGAGATGCTACAAATACTGGAGCGACTGGACGTACTGGAGCGACTGGTCGAACTGGACCGACTGGTAAAATTGGTTCGACTGGACCAACTGGAACTCAAGGATTGACTGGACCTACAGGTAAAATTGGTCAGACTGGACCGACTGGTAATAAAGGAGATAAAGGTGATACTGGATTGACAGGAACTACTGGCCCGATTGGAGATAACGGTGATAAAGGAGATACAGGAGATACTGGAGCAACAGGAACTATTGGACCAACTGGTATGACTGGAGATAAAGGAGATAAAGGAGATAAAGGAATTTCTGGTGATTCTACAAATACTGGGGCGACAGGAACTACTGGACCAACTGGTATGACCGGAGGTCAAGGTGATAAAGGTGATAGAGGAGATATTGGATCGACAGGAACTACTGGACCAACTGGTATGACTGGAGATAAAGGTGATAAAGGAGATAAAGGTGATATAGGAGATAAAGGTGATAGAGGACATACTGGACCAACCGGTATGACTGGAGATAAAGG